GGTGAGCATGGATCTGATTTCAGTGAAGTAGAAGAATTTGCAACTGGTTTAAAAAAAGGTAAAGGCGGGAGCGGGCATATGGCATCCGGTGGCGTTGCGGAGATTTTAGGAGAATAATGAATCCAATAAAATTTAAAATGGCTAATGAGTGGATGCAGCAAGAAGATGCAACTCCACAAGAAGCATTAAACACTTGGAATGAAATGGAAGCTGAGTTCAAAGCTAATCGTGCCGTGGTCCAAGGACCAGGATCCATGGTCGGTACACCAACCGAAGAAGTTACACAATTCGATAGAAGAATTTATGAAACCCCTGAAGGTGAAAGAGTTTCGGAAAAATCTACAACTTTCTTTTTAAATGGTCAGTGGATGAATGTTCCAACTATTCATAATGGTCGCTCATTCACGGACGATCAATTAAGGTTCATGATCAAACAGGGTCAAATACAACCGACCTCGGTCCATGGATCACGGAACGAGGCTGAAGAAGCAGCGGGTCAAAGATCTAGTATGATGAAGAGTCATGTGAAAGGATTTGAAGATGGTGGACGGATCGGGTATGCTGATAAAAATGCCGGTAAATTAGTGACACCTAAGAAAAAATTTACTTGGCGAATAAGCGAAGAAGCAAAAAAAGAAGCTTATGCCGAAAGAGCGGCAAGGGATAAAATGCGAACAGAAAAAAAATACAAAGAAATAGTAGATAGCTTTATAGAAAAAGGCGATTATGAAAATTTTAAATCACAAGTATATGAATCTCAAAAAAAACACAAATTACCATCAGGAAAATGGAGACAAACCAAAGGTGGTAGAATTCCAACACATATAAAAAAATTTATTACAGATAGACTTGATGCAGGACCTGGTTCAGAGTTATTTGAAGATCTAATAAGAATAACAGGTAGAACCGAAGAAGAGTTATTAGATTTTTCTTCTAAAATTCCAAAGAAAGGTTCTCAACCTATTAAACAAAGATCTAAAAAAGCACTTGAATCTTGGCCTGAAGAAGGAAAATTAACTGAGGAAGAAAGATTAGAAGGGGAACGTAAACGAAAAGACGTTAGAAAAACAAAAGAAAAGGTAGGTATAAAATATGCAAGTGAAGCAGAATTAGAGAATTATAGAACAGTTAATAATCAAAAAAAAGCATTAAACAAACATTTTATGGATAAGCCAAATGCCATTAACAATACAGAGTATGGTAAAGAAATTAAAAAACTTATGGAGACTAGACTCGCTGGCAAAGATATGGAATTGGGTGGAAGAAAAATTAAAGCAGGTGATATTTATAGAAGAATAAAAGATTCAAAAGGTAATTTTTTAAATGATGCTTATTATAAAAATTTAGCAGAACAAGGAAAAATATTTGACATCTTTGATATTAATAAAATGGCAAAAGGTCAACGTATAACTAAGCAGGCAATTAACTTAAACCTTCTCCCTGGTCAATTCAATGCAGGTTTTATTGAAGGAAATGTTGATAGATGGTTTAAAAAAGGTGGAAAGTTTTATGGAGACACAGAAAAATTAAACAAAATTTCTAAGTATTTAGAAAATATTGGTGTAACAGTTGATATTCAAGATGTAGGAAGAATTGGTGGGGGTGAAAAAGTTTTCTTTGATACGCCAACCGGAAAGTTTCCTCATATGTATAACACTCTTAAAAAAATGAAAATACCTGATGAGTTGTTAACAGGTATTAATCCTCCTAAAAACCAGCTCAGTGATCAAATAGCAAAAGTTTTCAAGGAAAGAGGAATAACTCTTAAAAAAGGTCAAGCAGGATTCATTGCTACTGATATTCTTAAGGATGCTGGAAAATTAGGACCAAAAGGTTTAAGACTATTGGCATCAGATTGGGTATGGCCAGAAATTGTAATAGGTTGGTTAGATAAACAAAACATGATTCAGAAAGGAATGTCTCCAGAAAGAGCAAGCAGTGAAATGTGGAAAAACATGACTTTTGGATTGCGGGATAAAGGAGGAACTGAAAATGCAATATTAGGGCAACTTAAAAAATTAGGTTATGGTGAAAAAGATATCAAAGCTGCAGAACATATGATGAGATATGGTAAAATTGGAAAAGAGATTGAAAAGTATGAAAACACTCTTAAATCATTGGAAGAAGGAGATGTAGATGTAGACAGTCAAGAAGGGGCTGCACAGCTAGCAGAAAAAATTAAGTCTTTGAAAAAAGAACAAGAAAGTGTGGCAGGATTTTATTTTGGAGCTATCGGAGATAAAGATCCAAATTATGGATATGAACTTTATGATCAAGCTTCAAAAGAATTGATGCGTACAGAATGGAATAAAAGTTTAGAAGGCAGAAAAAAAAGAATAGATCCTTATGCAGGGGGAATAGGTGATGTGGTACAATCAGATGTATTTAGTATAGATGCTTGGCTGCCTCAACATTTTTTAGGAGCAACAAAATCAAAATCAACTTTGGCTAGAGAAAAAATAGAGGCCATGAGTGATGAAGAACATCTTCAGGAAGGAATTGGATATGAAAGAGTTCATCCCATGTATGGTGCTGCAATGTCAGATAAACAAATGGAACCTTTAAAGGAGCAAATGGATTACATGTATGCAGAAGGCGGAATAGCGAGTTTAAATGTCAAAAAATAATCCAACATTAGTTAAAAACATGAAGCATGTTAAATGGAAGGCGATCCCCCCTTTAAAAGGACCAGATCCTAAAGGGTTGATTAAAGATAAAAAACAAGATAAAAAGAAACAGGAGAATTTAAATGGCAGATATAGATAAATCTCTCCCGAACGTTAAACGACCAGACGAGGAAGTTGCAGAAGTCGTTAACTTACAGGAAGAGGAAATACAAAAAGGTCCCGTTGAAGTTACTGAAGACGAAGATGGTGCTACAATTGATTTTGATCCACATGCAATGCCTTTACCTGAACAAGGCGATCATTTTGCAAACTTAAATGATTTATTACCAGAAGATATTACCGATCCAATAGCTAATAGGCTTGAAGGAGATTATAGAGAATATAAAGTGTCCCGTGCAGATTGGGAAAGGGCTTACACTGTAGGCTTAGATCTGTTAGGATTTAAATATGAAAATAGAACCGAACCTTTCCAAGGCGCGTCGGGGGCGACTCACCCGGTACTTGCTGAAGCTGTTACTCAGTTTCAGGCGCTCGCTTATAAAGAGTTACTCCCAGCTGATGGACCCGTAAGAACTCAAACTATGGGAGCATCGAATCCACAGAAAGAACAACAGTCACAACGGGTTAAAGATTTCATGAATTATCAGTTAATGGATCAAATGAAAGAATATGAACCAGAATTTGATCAAATGTTATTTTATTTACCTCTTGCAGGTTCTACATTTAAAAAAGTTTACTATGATGATTTATTAGGTAGAGCTGTTTCTAAGTTTGTACCAGCTGATGATTTAATAGTTCCATACACTGCAACTTCATTAGAAGATGCACAGTCCGTGTGTCATGTTATTAAAATTTCAGAAAATGATTTACGTAAACAACAAGTTAATGGTTTTTATTCTGATATAGAATTAAATAAACCTCAAGACGTAGTGACAAATGAAGTTAAGAAAAAAGAATTAGAATTAGAGGGTTTAACTAAATCCCAAAGAGTTGAACCATTATACACAGTATTAGAATTCCACGTAGACCTTGACTTAGAAGGTTTCGAAGATGTTGGCCCAGATGGGGAACCAACAGGAATAAAATTACCTTACATCGTTACACTCGAGCAAGGTAGTCGGAAGGTTCTTTCTATTAGAAGGAACTTCGCGCCCAATGATCCAAAGAAAAATAAGATCCAATATTTCGTCCACTTCAAATTTCTGCCAGGACTAGGATTTTATGGCCTTGGACTCATTCATATGATTGGCGGATTGAGCCGTACTGCAACTGCGGCTCTCCGTCAGTTATTAGACGCGGGGACATTATCAAATCTTCCGGCAGGATTTAAACAGCGTGGTGTCAGAGTAAAAGATGATGCCGCAAATATACAACCAGGTGAATTTAAAGATGTAGATACACCGGGTGGAAACTTAAAAGATGCTTTTGTATTTTTACCATACAAAGAGCCATCTCAGACTTTATTGCAATTGATGGGAATTGTCGTTCAAGCAGGACAAAGATTCGCGTCGATTGCTGACATGCAAGTCGGTGACGGGAACCAATCAGCAGCTGTTGGTACGACTGTAGCCCTATTGGAGCGCGGCTCAAGGGTAATGTCAGCAATCCATAAAAGACTGTATGTTTCGTTAAAACAAGAATTTAAATTATTGGCAGGAGTATTTAA